AAAACCCATAATGCCGTTATGGTCGCCATCTGCTTGGCTGTATATCATACCACCCATAGCAGCACTTCTAGGTGTGATACCTGTGCCACCGCCTTGCAATACAGGCATACCCTGTGGGTTTAGTCCATACTCTACTCTGCTAGGCATTTCTTCGCCTTTTTGTCTTGCTATCTCAGCTGCAATATTATATCTACCTAATTGGTCTGTGGTTGTAAGTGGTGTTAATGGTACGCCTTTAAAGTCTTTGGCCTCATCATAAGCAAGCTTACCTATAATTCCTGCTAGTCCTGCAATGCCTAGATTACCTAGTCCACCGCCTGTTTTATTGTCACCACCCCCAAGAAAGCTACCACCTGGACCAGTGCCTAAAGCATTTTCAAGACTTTCAGGTAATAATTTAGCGCTAAAAAACTCTAGTGGTGATTTGCCGTCCATAAAACCGCTTGATGTTTGTGTCATTCCAAGCTCAGACATTATTTGTGCGTCTGATAAACCCTCAGACCTTAATCTTGCTATTCTTGTTTTGTATTGTGAGTCAGCAGCCAATTCATCAACTGTTGGCATTTCTTCACCACCACCAAACAAACCAAAGTAACCAGATTTTTGGTCATCCATGTATTGTTGTCCTATGTTTCTACCATATTGCAATGGCTTAAATTTACCATCAATACTGCCTATGCCTTTCAACGCATCTTTAAATCCGCCACCTGCTTTTAAAAAGTCTCCAGATTTGATTGATTGCAAAGCACCATCTTTGCCAAACACTTTCTGACTACCACCTGCCATAACAGTCATAATGTCACCAATACCGCCTTCGCCCTTTGCTAATTTTAAAGCTGCGTTACCTTTATTATAAACAATCGCAGGAGCCTGCCACGGCCCAGGTATTACTGCAGCAACAGGTGCTATCTTTTTAACAACCTTTTTTAAACCCTTGGCTATTTTTTTTAGCGATAAAAACTCAGGATTACCTGTAATTGGGTTGATAGACATGCCACTGCCAACGGTGTATTCATTTGGGTCTAAGCCAACACTCATCATTTCTTGTTCTAATCTTTGTCTAGTTTCAGGCGTTATAACCGGTGGAACCACCATTTCGCCTGCTGCAACATGAGCTAAATAATTATCTTCATCTCTACCTAGTCTTGCTATACCTGTGCCACTATTATCGATTTTATTCATCATTTTAAAATTTTACCCTATTTATTATAGTTTTGACTAACTTCTTGTACAAATTCTTTCATATATTCTTTTGATTCATCTGCACACACCAACCAAAATACCAATAAATATCTATCTCCACTTATTACAGGCAGGCCTCTGTGCATGTGAGTTAAACTTGGAAAGATTAAAGCATTGCCTGTAGGCAACGGTTCAATCACTCCTTTACGCATAAATTCAGTTCCACCACCCTCATAATCTCCTGTGTTGAGCGGAACTACAATACTAATGTCAGAACTTGCATCATGATGCCAAGCGCCTTGTTTTTTATCTTTTAAGTTATAGTTTGCTATTTGTATATTACCACCTGTAACCCTTCTATTCCAAATACTGAGCAAAATTGGATTTATTACAGAGTCTACTACCTGCATTAAAGAATGATAAAGCTCAGGGCATTTATCATACAAAACTATTTCTGGTATTTGTCTAAGCTCATCCTCTTCTTCATTTGGCTCAAAACCAAAATATTCTGTCATATTATGCATTTCATTTATAAGTAAATTACAAAGCTCTTTGCTAAATAAAGGTATTGTATGCACACCTTGTAAGGGTTCTTGAATAATTGTGTTTAGTGGCAGGTTTTCTAACGAGTCTGTTTGGTTGTTATAAAAATTACTAAGCACTGGTAAAGTAGCTTTTGCTTTTTCTAATGTTTCTTTATTTACAAACCAATCAGATGGAAAGCTTAATAGCATATTTTTTAGCTGGTACTCTTGTTCTATGTTAGTTTGCGCCAACATTTAACAGTCTATTGTAAGCCGCTTATGCCTTCAGGTGCTTGTGGTGGTGCATCTGGCAAGCCTTCTGGATTAATTAAATCAGCAGGCCTTGGCTCTCTTGATACACTTTTAATCATCATATCAAAGTCTTGCATTTCAAATTCAGGGTCTTCTTGTTGCATAACTTTTGCTAACATTGCCGCAGCTTGGTTGTGTGCATCGGATTCTAGTGGTTTAGTAAGTATTGTATCTACCAAATCTTTATAACCAGCATTTGCTAATGGCATTAAAACCTCATCAATAATTTCTTGCCTGCCATCTATAAAAGCTTTTCTTTCTGGTGATATTTGTGTTTCACGGTCCATGTTTGCTTGTATAGCAGCAATATTTTCTTCTATGCTATTTGGCTTGAACATAGTTTGCTGTGGAGCAGGTTGTTGTTGCATTTGGTCTTTAAGTTTTTGTGTCATCTGGTATAGCTGTAACCTTTTTCTTAATTCTGCTTTTGCTTCTGGATTTGTTTCTTTAGCTATAGCTTCTGTTAAAACTGCAATAATTTCGGCATTGTCTTGTTTCATACCAGAAGGCATTGGTTGTGTTTCATTACTAGATAGCGCACTGATGTTCGTTTTTAAATTGTTTATTTCGTCTTGTATAGCCATATTTTTGCTCTAATTTATGTCTACAGATATATTACCACTTGTTTTAACTGAAACAAAGCCTAAAAATCCAGTTGCTTTTAAACCTTTTTCATTGTTGTCTGTAGTCAAATTTATAAAATCGTTTCCATTATATACCTGCAATACTTCTTTTGTGGTGTTGAATATCACATCACCTTGTAAAAAATTTAATTCTGCTACTTCTGTAGCGTTGAATCTTGGCGTTCTGTTTGGGTCAAACTGACCAAGATTAATTTCTAATACTCTTATTAGCCTGTTAAATACTTCAGGCGTTACCTCTTCGCTTGCTAAAGGTAGCCTGCTTGGTAATAACTTTGCCACTACCTTCTACCGTCAGGCTGTATATCTAACCTTGTAAATCCTAATCGCCACTTATAACCAGTCCTATTGCCTACTGCAGCATCATCATCGCTTTGCAATCGCAACACTGCTTGTCTGCCTCTTGCACGCACATGCACCTGGTCTGTGTTGTTTGATACATCTTTTGTTGCTCTTGTGGTTAAAGATTCACTAGGAGCATTTCTTGTCTTCAGTAACATATTTATTTGTGGTACACCAGATGCGACATTTGTTCCATAAAACTTAATATCAGGAATCATTCTTCTTATAAATGCAAAGCTGTTACCTTCTTGTAAATCAAAGTCTGCGCTTTCAATAAATACACCGTCCATGGGTGAGCCGTCGTCGTCGTCGCCATCTTCTTGATTAAATATATAGTTGTTTGCTGTGGCCAATGGTCTTGTAAATACATTTTGGTCAACCCAAGCTGTTCGTACCAGCTGTCCAATTGACCAAACACCTTCTAAATAGTTGTATATAACATATCTTGATATTTCTTGTGTGCCATCGCTTTCTGCTGGATAAAACCACCACACCTCATTGTATTCTTTGTTTAAAACAGCAAATACTTTAAATGCCTGTCCTATGTCTAAATCTTCTTGCACATAACTTAAAACACTGCAAGGTAGTTTTTGCACTGAGCCGTTGTATGAATAAAAGCCATCGTCACCCATCCAGAACACGCCGTTTGGTGAGTTAATACAAGCATTGGGTCCAATCATGCCTGTGCCTTCATTAATCAAATTTAAAGCAAATGTAAGTGGTGGTCCAACAAACTGCATGCTATATAAAGATGTGTCTGTCCATATCAGTGTTTCTTGTCTTGCTCTAAGGCCGCCACGAATCTCACTACCGGCTGAAAGTCTTACAGAACCTGCTGTGTTTGTAGTTTTTGGCTCAAACTCTGTAATACTTTCTTGGTCAGAAAAAGCAACAAGCATTGGGTCGATACTGCCTGTTCTTGCTCCACTGGATATTGGGTCTGCTCCTAATACAATAACATGTCTATCTGTATCACTTACAATAGTTTGCAAGCCTATAGTCGGCGCTAAATTAGAGCCAGTCAAAGATGTTATGTTTAATGCTCTTGTAGATGTACCGTTCGATTCATCCCAATAAAAAATACCGCCACCTCTGGGGTGTAAAATTAAATCTTCACCAAAATTATCTGCTGACCATAGCCTTAACTGGTTTGTAAAAGAAAGACTTGTGGACGCTCCATAGGCACCCTCACCCCAACTACCAGAACCAAAACCAGTTGATTGTATAAAATTATCTAACCCAACATTAAGTTGATATGCTGCATCTGCACCAGAACCACCATTACCACTGTCACTTGAGTTTGCTGTAGCTGTAGCTGTAAAGGTAAATGTGTTTGCTGTGGGTACGCTTGCTATTTGGTATTCTTGATTCAAAACGGCTGCCGTTATGTTTCCACCAAGACTCACTGCACCGCTTATTGTAACAAAATCGTTTTTAGCAGCTCCATGCGCACTATCTGTAGCAGTTATAGTAGCAGAGCCATTTGTTGCAGCAAATGTAATACCGTTGGTTGTGGTAGCTCTTATGGGTGTAATATCGCTTAAAGTTGTGCCTTCTAAAATATATGCTTTAAGATGCGTGCCAACATATAGATACTTGCTACCCTCTAATGAAATCCATGGAAATAATTTACGACATGTACCAAGAAAAGCGGTTGCGTTTTGTTTTGTCCAACCGCCTATTTTTTCTACAAAACCTTTACGAAATCTTACAAGAGAAGCATCAAACCAACCACCTGCATTGGTGTAATTTGTTCCCTCTCTGTCTATTCCTGCTTTAAACTGAAACTTTGCAAACGGCATGTTTCATCTTCTAAGCTATTCTTATAATAGCTGTTGCTGCTGCTTTAGCAGGAAATACTATTGTAAAATCGCCTGCTGTTGAAGTTTTATCGCCACCAAAGTCAATTGTAGCTACTGATTTATCACTATTTGTATCGTTATAAATCATACAGCCTCTTGCTGTAATTGTTGCTGTGCTAAATGTTAAATCAGCAAAATCAGTGACTGCGGTAGTGCCAGTAGCTGATGGTGTTACATTGGTTAATGCAGCACCGCCTGAAGTATAGTTAGTACCACTAGCTTGACCAGTTGTAGTAAATGCAGTTGTAGTAGCTCCTAGAGTTGCCGAACTTGTGTATAAAGCCAGTTTAAAACTATTACCACTTGTGTTGGTAAAGTTGTGTGTGCCTGTCAAAAGCTCTACTTTAAAGCTTGTTGTAAGAGTAGATGTTATTGCCATATTAAATACCTTTAATTATTTTTGCTATATCTTCACTACCTTGACCAGATAAATCTTGAATTAAGGTAGCTTTATAAGATTTTATAGCATTTTTAATATATATCAAACAAACTTGGTAAATTAAATCTTTGTATGCTCTAGCCTGTGCTTTAATATGTTCTTCGTTATCGTTAGATATGCCCACTATTTTGTCTGTTAATTGTTCTGCCCAGAACTCAGGCGGATGTCCACCAAACTTAGTTGTGGCTACTTCAACCATGCCTAATTCAGGCACTCCATCAGGTGTTATCTTTATTACCATTTGTTAGGCTCTCCTATTTTTATGTTTTCGTGTCTACCAATTAATACTGGTTTTTTTTCTATTTCTTTTTTTTGTCCTTCACTTTCTTTTTTGGTGCTTAGCACGCCATCTTTAATTATCGGCACCACAGGGTCATCAAGCCTATGATAACCATACAATTTTTCATTTAGAGGCACAGACGCATCTAATAAAGTGCTTGAATTAGCTATTTCAACAGTCATTCCTGACATCATGCACTTAGAAAGCCAAAATTCTACGCAGCCTCTTCCTGCTTCTGCAAAATATAAATTGCCTTTATAAGTAAAATCTATGCCAAAAACTTTAAGCACATCTACTTGGTTCCACAAAGCAAAAGCCACGGCATAAGCTACTGTGTTGTTTAAATATGAGCTTTGTAAGTCTTTTAGAACTTCATTGATTGGATAGAGCTGTAAGTTTTTACATCTTTTATCTAGTTCACAGGTGTAAATAGGTTTGCCGTTATCTACAAGTAGCTTGCGCATACCCTCTGTTTGACCACCAGCATCATCACTATCTAAAAACCGAGATGGCGGGTCCATCATAAATACACGGTCATGAAATATTACTGTACCAACAGCGTTGATTGCCCACACCTCATCAAAATGTGAGCCATGTGATTTAGCAAGGTTATAGTCAAACCAACTAGCTCCCATGCCAACAATAGCAACAGTTTTGCCTTTTAGTTCTCTAATAGGTTCCATCTCTCTCTCTTTTCGTAACCTATGTTACATTTGTTCTTAGTGAATCATACCTCATTTCATCTCTAGTATCTCTGCCTTCGCCTAGATTCTTGAGCCTAAGTAAACTTTCTTTAAACCTTGCTTCATACATTCCTATGTCATCTGCAGGTAATTTTAAAAATACAGCACCTTCTAGTAAACAACCATATAATAATGTATCCGGCGCATCTGTTGATAAGTAAGTAGTACCTGAATCTGCGCCTGTTGTTAATGAAACTGGTTTTGCTAAGTAGTGTAATTCCATTGTGTAGTTTGCGTCTGGAACTGGCGCTATTTCAAAAGAGCCTTGGTCAAATATTGCGTAATACCTTGGCTTACCTCTTGTAGCAGAGCTAGATACATACTCTTTAATAAAAGAGTTGTGTTTTAAATCTAAATAATCGTATGTGTTTGAGCTTATGACAGCTAAAGAAAATGGTGCTAAAAAATCTGTTGGTGTGGCTAAAAACCTGTTATCCGTAGTTACATTACCTGAAACATTTTTTCTTTGGTCGGGTATCTGTACTGATTTTAAAATTCTTTCTTCTGCTTGCAAAATAATATTGTTGAGATTATTTACAAAAGTCGTTTCATCTGTTTCTAAATAATCTTGAACTGCAGTTTTGAGTGTTGCTAATGTAAAGCTCATGATGTTGTTATTGTAACTGTACCTAATGCAGATGTCATGCTGTCAGGTGTTGTTAATTTTTTACCTATAATACCCAGGTCGTAATTAGTATATACCGTGAATATTGTTGGAGATACACTTACATCTGGCCTTGGCTCACGCACAGCTTGTGGGTCTACTTTATTTGTTCTTGGTTCTAATTGTGGGTGTTTTGGCTCGTAACATTCTGGACAGGTTTTTAAACCATTCCATTCTTTGCGCAATTGTTTTAGGTAATATCTAAAACCACATCTGTCGCAAATAGCGTAAGGATTTTTGTTAGATGCAAAAGCCATTATGCAATGTTGTAGCTTGCAATATCAGGAGTTATGCTTAGTGAAGCTCTGTCTTCATCTGCTTCAAGCGCTCTTTGAAACTCCTCTTCGTATATTTGTTTAAGTAAGCCAGTTCTGTCAGGACTTTTTTTAATAGACAAGTAATAAGCTAGACCTGCTGCAAGACATGGATAGAATCTAAATGGAAGCTGTAATGTGTCAGTAGCTGCATCTACATCATCCATTCTTGTTAATACATTCAGGTGTACGGTATATGTACTTGATGCATCTGGAGCAGGATAAACGCTAATTGTTGGTGATATTTGTTTGTCCACAAAAAATTGTAATGGTGTGCCTGTCGTTGATTTATTTGGAACTGATGCGTATTCACTTCTTGATAACCTGGTCATTTGTATATCTGAGTTTTCTGAATTTATTGTTTGCCTTAAAAACCCATCTAATACATCAATCGCTGCTGTGCTATTTGTTGAGTCAACATTGTAGCTTGTGGTGTCTTTTACCATAGATATTGTCTTTTCTTGTATGGTCCACTGATTAAGACCACGGTTTGCCCATTCTGCTAACAACAGGTTAAGACTTCTTCTTGCTGTCTTAAGGTCATAGGCAGTTCTTAGCTCTAAGCCACATCGCTCAAATGCCTCTTCGATATAGTCAGCGACATCTAATTCAAAGTTTTTTGAACCTGATAATGCCATAATTTACTTCTTAGCTTTTCCGCCTCTACCTAGTTTCTTAACGCCTGCTTTACCGCCGCCCATCATTTTCTTAACGCCTGCTTTACCGCCGCCCATCATTTTCTTAACGCCTGCTTTCTTTTTAACGCCTGATTTGCCGCCGCCTTTCATTTTCACGACACCAGATTTAGGCGCACCGCCCATGCCTAACTTAACAACGCCAGACTTAGGCATAGCACCACCGCCTGCCATTTTAACAACACTGCTGTTTTTCATGGATTTTACTAATTCAGACTTGTCAGATTTCGACAAACTGCCTACTAATTTTTTTAAACCTTTTAATGATTTTGCCATCATTTACTCCTTCTTTTAAGAATGTTTTGGAAATCTTCTTGATTCCAATTATTATAATAACCTATTTTTTCTAATCTTTCAGATGCTTTATTTAATTCATCTAATCTTTGCATAAACAACATATTGTAGCTTTCTTCAAAGTGTGGTTCAAAGTGTTCTTGTGCAACCACATCTTTTTCTTCATGGTCTTGATGAAACCCCATTACATATAGATTGTTAGGATTTAAAAAAGCATTTAACATTGAGATTCTGCTGTCAAAATGGAAAACATCCATATCCATGTTTAAGTCACAGTATATGACCACATGCTTGTCTGCTGGAAAGTCTTGGCTTATTGTTATCAAATCTGACCAATAATCACAGTCAGATACAACAACATCTACTTTTTTGTCTTGCCATGTTTTTTTTGCATACGGACATACTGGCTGTTCTGTTTCTAATACTTCTTTTGACCAATCTCGTACTTCTTTTTTTATAGATGCTAGGTCAATCATTAGACAATTGTTTTTACATTAGTTGGTTTGCCGCCTACACCTTGTTTTTTAGCTCTTTTTCTTCTTACCGCTGATTTTATTTGTGATGTTGACATGCGGTTAGCTTTGGCTCTTGGCACACATTTAGGATATTTTCTTTTAGAACCTTTAGCTTTTGACCTGCCACATTTTTGAAA